TGTTTTTGTAAGTCCTCTTAAATCATCATTTTGTCTTATATGAAAACTATATGTGCCTGTTTTACTAGATTTAACCCAAAATGATAATGTTGATGTTTCAGCACTTGATGAGCCATAATTTAAAACTTTCATATCTTGTGCTTCAGTTCTGTGTTCTAGTCTATATAAGTCATTTGTTGCTAAACTAGTATCTGCTGTTGTTACATCAAATTTCAGAGAACTTTTGAAACCTTGACTTGATGGCACATCTGTACTTTGTGATATTGTAAATTCACCTGTTGGTGAGCCATTCTCACTAAATCTCCACCTATCACAAGTATGATAACCTGAATCACCATTACCGATTGTTGTAGCACTCGTACCTCTTTGAGCTATTTGCATATCACCATTTATAATCAATGGAGTAGCAGTCTTTCTTGGTCTTAGTATACCTGCTTGGTTGTCGTTTACTGTTCCTGAAATCGGTAGTGCCATTAATTATTCTCCAATGCTGTAATTCTTGCTTCTAATTCTTGTATTGTTTTGACTAATAAAGGTACTAATTTACTTTGGTCGATACCTTGTGCATCTATTACTGTTTCTGTGCCTGTAACATTACCCTCATCATCATAAACATTTTGCTCTTTCATAGCATCTTTTGTTCCTGTTATTGCTTCAGGTACTATGTCAGAAACCTCGTGAGCTAAAAAGCCATCTACTGTTGTATCTGCATCTGTTATAAAATTAAATCTACAAGGTTTGAGTTGTTTAAGTCTTGATGTAGCATCAAATGTGTATTCTACATTTTCTTTTAATCTGTAATCAGAAGATGTGTTATATGATGTTGATGTGCCACTTGTAGTTACAGAGCCAACATTACCATTAGAATTTCTAAATATTATTATTGATGTAGAGCCTGAATTAGGTGTCCTAAACATTGAAACAACACCACCACCTGTATGAGCAACATGAAGTCTCTCTGATTCATTTGTTGATGTTGAGCCAATTAAAACATCATCTTCAGTTATTCTCATTTTTTCAGATAATGTGCCATTTACTTGAGTTAAGAATGTTATAAAACCATCTTCTGTTCCATTAGTTACATCATTAGCTACACCTCTTATTTGTGAATAAGTGGTTTTTGTACCACCATCATCATTTCCTGCAAAACTAATCAATGAAATAATATCGTTGTCAGCAGGTGATGATGAGTTTTGATATAGTGTCAAATCTGCACCAAGTGTGCTGTCTGCTGTAGTTTGTATTTCAAAATTATTTGCACCACCTGTTTGTGTTGATGTAACTTTACCTGTAGATGAAATACTAAGTCTATCAGTACCACCTATTTTAATATCTACTTGGTCGTCTGTGTCTGCATGAATTGATGTATCTGCATCAGCATCTAATACTAATTCATTTCCTTGAATATCAATGGTCGTACCAACAGTCATTTTGGTTGTACCATTAGACTGTATATCTACAATACCACTTGTATCTGATTCTAATTCTAGACCTGTACTTGTACTAAGATTTATCTTACACGTCATAGTATTACCCACCTTTGTCCTGAGCCAACAGTTACAGTTACACCTGAGTTTATGGTAAGTGGTGAGACACTCATACCATTTGAATTCGATGTAAATGTAAAGTCTGCTGATATTGAATTTAAGTTTTCGTAGATTGCACCACCTGCTGATGCACCACCACCAATACTTCCCCATGCACTTCCATCATATCCCTCAAAACCTGATGTTGTTGAATTGAATCTCAACATACCACTTGCAGGTGAGGCATCACGTTGTGCAGTTGTACCTACAGGAATCTCGGCACTACCTGTTGTGCCTGTCTCAGATACGACACCTGTAATTGATGCACCTGACCCTGAAAAAGTCGTTGCAGTACAAGTACCTGCTACTGTTGCATTTCCTGAGCCATCTAAAGTGATGACATCTGTGCCATCTGTAAATTCTATAAGTGCAGTTCTGACTGAATCTGATTTAAAAAATTCTACTGTGTCATTCGTTTGGTCGAGTTCACATATCTCGATATTGGCATCATTATCTTCGTTTCTGATATAAAGCTTGTTATTAGCTGTATCATACCATAGTTGGTTTGCATAAGTTGTACTCGGTGCAGTAGCACCTGATGATGTGCTTCCTAGTGCTTGTAGAGCATTGTTTATGTCTGCTCGTGTTGCAGGAAACAGTTGGTTTGCAATATCTAAATCGTGTTGAGACAAATTTAACTCCTTTTAAATTGGTTTAAGTATAGCATTAAATTATGCAGATTCCACATATCCATAACCTTTTGCTACATAAGAAAAATCTGCTGTTATTGGATTACCTGTACCACTACCTTGATAGAAGTTGATAGTAAATCCTGTAGCTGATTTGCTACTAATAACATAATGATTATTTTGGTCTAAATCATCTACCTCAATACCTAACCCTTGTAGTTCTTTAAATGCAGGTGAGAATGTAACGACTTTTCCACCTGTACCTGCTGAAATACTATCTTCTGCTACAGTTCTATCAGGCATATCAACTGTTGCTGATAACTCGTAGATAGCAGGTGATGCTGTCTGATTGGTTGTTGTTAGTAATGCTCTTAGTTTTATATAACGTGCTTTGTAATCTCCAAGTACATAAGTACGATATGCTGTATAAGTTGAATTATCATTAGATGTGCTGATTAGTAGTTCTACATTGACATCATTGTGTTCTGTATATCCACCCTCAAATAAACCTGTTTGTGAATCAAACAATCCATCAGTAGAATCAAATAAACTAGCAGTATCGAATCTGTTAAATTTACAAGTAAAGGTAACACGACTGTTGTAAATACCACCTAAATCGAAAGTTGGGAAATCATAAGTGCCATCTAAATTAAATGCTGTTTCACCACCATCATCGAACAATCCTGAGTTATCATCAAAGTTACCAACACCACTGTCAAATAATTCACCTTCTACGATTTCTAAAAAGTTTGTACTATCTCTTGTTACAACTTCTACTTGGTCTTTAGTACCTGAGAAACTTGGTGATTCTGTTGATGTTGCAACTACATTAAAATCTTCTCTTATTCTATCCAAGATAATTACAGACTTTGCAGAGTTCTCACTTTCTAAACCTAAAACATCAATAGCTTTTATCATGTAAGTGCCTGTTTTGGCAGGTAACACGACAGTATTTGCAGGTTTTGCTACTTTTTTAGCAACAATGATACCTTCTTCAAATTTTGTAGTTGTAGTAAGTGGTGTATGTCTTACAACATAATGTGATAAATCTAAGTCTGATACAGGTGTCCAATTAAGTGCTACGACATCACCTATTACGTTTGTTGAAAAATTCGTTACATCACTTGGTGGTGCTGTCTTACCTATGACCTCATGTGTAGTCGTGTTAAATGATGAATGCACATTAAATGAGTTGATTGACCTTGCTCTGACATTATAAACTGCACCATCTTCTGCATTGACTAATTCAAATATGTTTCCTTTACTTCTACCAAGAGTAATGAAATCACTTCCTGAATCATTTGTGTTTTGTACCTCTACCTCAAATTCATTGGTTGTACCTTGACTTGATGAACATACAACTTTTAGAACAGTTATTGGTGTTTCTGCATAGGCTCTTAATTCATCTGTTACAACCATAGAAGGTGCTTGAACATCTTGTACTGTTGGTAATGTTGTATTATCTAAAACAAATTCAGATTCTTCTGCATTCCAATCATAAACTGCTGATGCAGTTTCATTAAGTAATAAGTTGATTGCTAATTTATCATCATTACTAAATGACCATTCTGCTACTTCAAATACTTTACTACTAAACCCAAGTCTTGAATTTGTGATGCTTACAGTATCTCCAACCTGTAATTTAAACCCTGTAAGTTTTACTTGTGCAGATAAGACCATCTGCTGTCTATTCTTAAATAATGCAATCTTAGCAATCCTTTGTGCTGTAGCACTTGATGTTGTAAAAGGTAAATCAATATCTGCAAATATTGTTTCACCATCTGCATCTGTAAATGTTGAGCTAGTAACCATAGGATAATCTGATGGTTGCCATGATGTTTCAGATGAAGTGAATATACCCTTGACTGTGTTAAATAAATCTTTCCTAGATTTTTTAGATTCTAATGCTATCTGTGATATAAAATCATCATCATCTAACGATATTGTCGGTGCAACATACTGACCACCTTTTAAAATAAACATACCATTAGAATAAGATAAAACACCTGTGCAACTCGAAAGCATATCATCTAATACTTGCATTGGTGGTATATCACTATAGACAACACCATTACAAGTATATCTTTTTTCTGTACCACCACCTGATAAAGTTACATTTTCATCACATAGATTAGCCATTGTTGTAAATGATGTGGTATCTACATTGTCTGTGCTTATCCCTAAACCTAATCTTGTGTCAGTTAAATAATCATAAACACATAATGCAGGATTATCTGAAAATGCAGTAGATGATGTTCTAAAATCTAAAACCTTCTTACCTTTAACCTCTGCACTTACATTAGGTATTCCATTTGGAAACATATCGGTATCATATTCCAAACGTACATACAAATATGCAATACCTCTTAGTCTGTGATTCGTTGTCCATTTAGACACTTCTGATACTAAATCAGCATCAGCAAGTTGTGTGTCTGTTCCTAAATGTTGTTTGATTCTTACTTTAAATTCACCTGTAAAATCACTAGATGCTGTTGCATATTTAGTAGGTGCTGTTACTTTATATCTTGCTATACCATTTGAATCATTACCTGTGCTAGATATTGTTAGTTCTTCTTCGTTAAAATATATTTTATCAAATGACTGTATCTCGTGAGATGCAACTTGCACTATCAAATGCAACCTTTTGGTATTGTTGGTTGATTCCATGAAAATGATAGCACCTGATTTTTTAGATTCACCATAAACAGTATCTCTATGTGTTATTGGTTGTTTTATCATCAAACTTCTATTTGAAGTCTGCTGTTGATAGTTTTGATTACCTAATGACTGTACTCTTGGTCTTGGTGCTAATGCTGTTGCTCCTGCAATCATACTTGCACCGATTGCAAGTGTACTCCATGCAACTGTTACTGCACCTGCTGTTACTGTTATAGCCGAACCAACTACTGCCGAACCTGCTATTGTTAATGCTGTGGCTACTGCTCCACCCATTAGTTATAACACTCCTTTGTTAATGATGATGCAACTCGGTATATTTGCATTTTTTCATCTACTCTTAAATAATTCACTTTCTTTTCTTTACCAAGTAATTTTCTAAAATATTGGTTTGTCCATTTAACCATCTTTCTAGAATCACCTGATGATACCAAGTCTACCAACCAAACTCTATCACCACAATTCCAATTATTAACTTGTGATGTCAATTTAAAATGTTCCTCATATTCTGCATCTAAAAATGCCCAACAGATAAATGCTGATATCTGATTATCTTTATAAAAGATTTTGTATTGATTCAGATTGAATGGTTGCAGAAGATAATTAAATAATTCTTCTCTAGTCTGCTCTTTGTATTTATCAAATGACTTATAAAGACTAATTACATCACTTATATCATTTAGTCTTTTCTCTATAGAGTTCATGCATCAATTAGAGCCACCACCCCAAACGACTGATTTATCTTGTAGTGATTCTACAAACTCTAAGCCTTTATCACCTGCAAATAAATTCTTTTGGTCTTGGTCGGTGTATCTTCTGTTGAGTGGTCTTTCTAGAGCAATAAGTTTATTCTCTACATTCACAGATACTTGTGCAGTATTACCATCTTCTAGTATTGACATAGTATCTATGAAACCCTCAAAGGTTTGATAAGGTGTATCTACTACGACAGTTCTATTGCCTGTATTTGTTAATACACCAAAAAAGACTTTAACTATCTTACCTTGTGAATCTTCTGTAAGTGCAGATGATATGATACTACTATCTAATCCTGATAAACCTATCTTGATTCCATTAGCTCTTATATCTGCTGATTCATCGATTGGACTTATGTTTAGTAAATTACCTGATGGAAAGTAAGTATCACCACCAATATTGATAGTGCTATATCCTGTCCATAATCTAAGTGGTGTAGTGAATCCTACTGATACAGCAAAGAATGGCTCTAACTGTGAGCTATCGAGTTGTGCTTGAAAGTCTGTGCCAAGAGTACGAGCCATGTCTCATTACTTCTTGGTTGCTTTTTTCTTTCTTACAACCTTTGGCTTATCTTCTTTGGATGCAGTTTTCTTTTTGACAACTTTCTTTTCTTCAGGTTCTACAGTTTTAATTTCCATTGCTAATCCTGCATCTACAAAAGTTTTACCTACATCTTTTTGCCATTGTTCTTTGCATTCTACAATCTCATCTTGCTCATACCATTTAGTGCCATTACCACTAGCATTTCCTGAGCCTAATGCTCTTTGTAACATTTTGATTTTCATTTAATCACCTTTTTTTAATTCGTACATTTTCTCTACTACTTCTTCCCATGAAATAGGTTCTGACTGCCATTCTATACCACCATACAAAAAATCGATACGATTCTCTAAAGTTCCTTTTATAGAAAATTTAGCATCAGGGTCTATTTTATAAATAGCCTTGATAATGTCTAACTCTTTATCAGTATATGCTGTACTCACAGTCATAGTATACCTCAGTCGGTGGGTAGACCGAATAACAAAATCTACCCACCATGTGCCTAGTTATAGGCTATTAAGCATCCTCTGAATCAGAAGGGTTGCCTTTAACTACAGTAACACCCATAGCTGTTCCTGTAGAATGTGTGCCTGTAGCATCAATTTTACATCTGATGTACCTTTTTCCACCTATGTACCCTATTTGGCTACATTGTGGAGTTTCAGCATTTGCATCTAATGTTAAAAAGATACCACTAGAATCAACACTACCTTCTGTAACATCGGTAGATGATGTAACATCAGTCCAAGTTGAATCATCATCAGAATGTTGAAGAATGAAATCAAACTTGACTGAAGAAGATAAAGTATCTCCTTCTGCACCTGTGTTTACAACTACCATAGCAGAGTTGAAGCCTTGTAAGTCTACAGTTGTACCATTGGCATCTGCTGTAACGACAGCAGGAACTTGGGTAGCAACTGCAACTGTTCTATTTGAAATGTCTCTCATTTGCTATCTCCTTATGCACTAATGTTTTGTAGTTGAATTGCTTCAGCTAATACTACTTGTCCACCAACCCTTCTACGAGCAACATATCTGATGTTACCACTTGTAGCTTGGCTATATGGGTCTCTCATGATAGATAGATTAACTCTATCTACGATTGTGTATGCTCTAGAGAAGTCTCCGAAAGCAATAGGTTTAGTTCCTGCACCTACTGATGGCATATCTGTAGCCAATGTGTAAGGGAAACCAACTATTGTTGATGGAGAACCACCTACTAGTGTCATACCTTGATGGAATATTTTTTGACCTGCTGTGTCTTCTAATTGTAGAACATCTGCAAATGTGCTTCTGCTCATAACGAATCTAGCATTGTTTAAATATTCAGATTTGATTGCATATACAAGTTCAATCAGACCATCTGCAGTAAGTGCTGTTCCATTACCTGAATTGGTAGATGATACACCTGCTGATGAATCAGTAAAGCCTTGTGGTCTGCCTACACCATTTCCACTAACGAATGCTGTACCTTCTGCTTTAGCAAATTGCTCAGAAAATTCAGAACCCATTTCAGATTCTAAATCGAAAGCAGAATCTTCAAGCATTGCTTGTGAGATATCTACTAATGCATAAAGTTCGTGTGCATCGATTTGTTGTAGACCTGTTGTGTAGCCTGTTGTTTCAGAACGTGTTCCTGTCTCAGAAACGAATTGTGCTGAGAATTGACCTGTTCTTTTTGGAATCTCGATTCCTCTTTTATCTGTGTTTCTTACTCTTGCAATAGAACGAATTGGAGAGATTTCTGTAACACTTTTGATTAAGTCAGCTACATATTCTGAAGGTGCATAAAAACCACCAAGAGTATCATCTGATTCATAAAGTGCTTTCTTTTCCATTTCATCTACTTCACCTTTTCTTAGCCATTTGCTAAATGCTTGTACTTGGATATCTGCATCAGCAGATTTAGAAGCATTTGGTCTAGCTAACATGGTTTCGAGACTTTCTATTTTTGCTGTTGCTTCTTCAAGATTTTTTTGTTGAATCTCATGTGCTTGTTTGACTTCTGCTATTTTAGCAATGTCTTCTGACATTTTATCAACTTTCTCTTGTAGTAAAGGGTCAGCATGTCCTTTTTTTTCAATTTCTTCTAAACGTGTTTTGTTCTCTGCTTTGAAATCTTCAAATTTAGAACCTAACTCATCAAGAACGACTTTGATTTCTTCTGACATTATTAGTCCTCTTTTAGTTAAAGTTTATTGATTAATTGCTTGATACCATCAACAACATCACGTTGTTCGAGCAAGTCTACCTCTTGATAAGACTTGTATAGTACGTTTGCAGTTTGCTTTGCTACAGCAGTAGACATCACACCAACATCTCGTAAGTATGCTTCTATCTCTCTAGCATCCATTTCAGCTAATTTAACTTTCGTTACTTTTGCTTTTGGATTCATTGGGAATGTAACCATTGAGACTTCCATTAAGTCTACTTCTTTGATTACTCTACGTTTGTTTTTGTCATCGTATTTATATCCATCAGGTGTCAATCGATATCCAATAGACATGGAATCTAATGCACCCATTTTCATTAATTCAAATACTTCTCTACCTTTTTGTGTACCCATAGCCAAACGACCTTTTATTTTGAGACCACGTTTATCTTCTTCTAGAGAATCAATGACACCGATAGGTTCATCGGTTTTGTGTTGGTATAGTAATTTGATGTGTCGTGCTTTTTTATCTGCTAGTGTTTTAGCAAATGCACCTTGTCTTATTACATCATTTCCTAAATCTTTGTTATTGAATACAGATGCATAGCCTTCAAACGAGCCATCATCTTCTGTTTCCATTTCTTTGTATTCACATTCTAAATCTAAAATGTCGTGTTCAACTTCCATGTTGTCCTCTTGTCCATTTGGCATAACTCGAAATCCCTGTCAAGTATATTGTGCTAATTGTAACAATAAACTAAATAGAATAACAATAAAAAAAGAGCAGAACTAAGTCTGCTCTTTCTTAGTAACATCTTTATGTTATCTAGTTAGTTTTTCGTAACCTTCTTTAGATAAACTTTTTAGATATCTTATTACAGTTTTTCTCTCATCGTCTGTGAATCTATGATGTGCTAACATCCAATGTTCATTTTGTAAAGATTCTATTATTTTTTGTATTTTCATAATGTTTCTCCTTTGTTAAATATAAGGTTTTATTACCTTATGACTTAATATTATACTAAAAGTATATAGATGTAAAGCTTTTTATAATTATTTTTTCTTAATTTTGAAGGGTAATTTGTAGTTATACTTCTTAGCTAGTGATTCATGTGCATAAAACATTGCTTCAAAGACAGGCATTCCTTTCTTGATGCCTTCATCGTAGAACTTACCATAGTCATCACTTTTTTGTTGTCCTAGTGTTTTACTCAACAATGTCTCCTTCATCATAATATAAAACAAAACATCTACAATTTATAGTGTTGGATGCACCACCATTAGGGTCTCCTGCATATTGTAATTCTTTCTCAACTACACCACCACCTGCAACAGGTGTCATAATCTTAAAGGGTTTATCAATACCCACTCTTTGACCATCGATATCTTTGTGCCATTGTCTAGCACGTTCATCCATAGCAGATGCCCATTCTTTAAGTGGTCTTGTTAGTCCTAATCTTTTAGCAATCTCTTGATTTCCATAGTTCATTGCTTGATGTGTTTCTGTCCTTGCTATCATAGTGGCTCTATATGGAGCAAAAGCAGTTATTTTTCGGATGTTTTTTGCAATCTGAGGGTTGGATAG